CTTTGATTATCTATACTTAAAACTCTATCTACTATGAATCTATCACTTAATAAATAGGCGTTCATATTTTCATCTTCATGCCCATCTAAATACCTGTCAAGTGTTTCAATTCTGTATAAACTTGCTCCTTGGCCACCATTGTACCCAACCACTATATTCAAAAATGCACTTGGTAAGGATCCAGCATCATCGGCTATAGATATGGTTATCTTTGGTCTTGGCATTGATGAAGAATCCCAAGAAAAACCCTCGGCCTTAAAGTTTATAGCTGTATACTCTATTCCATTAAATCTAATATTCTCACCATTAGTATCAAGTGTATTGGTAAACCTTAAAACTGGGCCATTCAATACACTGCAATCTAAAGTGTAAAGTTCTACATTAATTACAGGTTTACTTATATCCTGTGTTACTCGTTCTGGATTTATAACAATCATCTCCTTAAAAAATACCAGATAAAGAGCTATTAACCCTCTATCTGGCATATATTAATTAAAGGTTTGTTCAAATTTTGCAGATAAAGTAATATATTTAGCTTCTGCTGACTGGTTCCACTCTATACATCTCCACATTAATACTTCATTTGTAGTAGGGTGTGTATAGTAAAATGATTCTGTATTTTGATTTGTGAAGAAGGTACTTAAAGTGTTGGCTTGTTGAAAGGTTAAACCAGTCCATTCAAGTGTGATCTCATATCTTCTGGCATTAATACCATCCACCACACTATGTGAGTACCCATCACCAAATTCATTTATCTTATTGTTAATCTTTACTTCAGTTGAAAGTGTTCGAGGTTGTCTGAAAGGGTTAAAGGTATTCATATATTAATCACCTACCCCATAGCATACATTTTATTCCTATTATAGGTGTACATCTCATCGGCTACTTCAGTTTTAACATAAGCCTTAATTTGTTTGGCTAATTGTTGTGCTTGTTCATTAGACATATTACCACTGCCGTTATTAGTGATATTAATAGTAACATCCTTAACACTTGAATCTTTATGAATCAAACCACCAAGGGCTTTCTGTTGTTCTTTGGTAAATACTGCTTCACCCTTCTGTAAAACTGATAGCTGCTCATTAGCACCAACAATACCACCAGTGTGGAACTTGGGTAAGGATCTCACAAATGAAGGAGCATCAACACCAATAATTCCACCAGTATGGGCTCCAAATGCTTTACCCAACCAACTGGTTAAATTCCCGAAGGGTTTAGATAACATTGAATTAAGTGCTATCTTGATAAGCATAGTACCCACATTCTTTAAAGTATCAGCTAAATTACCACCTTCAACAATAGCATCAATTAAACCACTCTTTAATTGTCCTAATGCCTGTATTGAAGATTGTCTTAATTCATCCATTGCTTTCTTTGCTGTATAAGTACCATCAGACATAGATTTAAGTGTGTTACCTACTGGAATGTTCATAGCGGCAAATTGATCTGTTAATTCTTTTGCCTTCTGTTGAAGTTCAGAAGCAGATATGTTTCCAGCTTCAAATGCATCTGCAAGTTTATTAGCTTCTTCGTCACCCATAGATTGAAATTGTGAAACGGTACTTTTCCACATCTCGTTAACAGCATTGTTACCCTTCATATTCTCTTTTAATGTTGCTATCTCATCAAATCGAGATTTAACCTGTTCTTTATATTCTTCAGCAGTAGCAAAATGGTGTTGATACATCCAATCTTCTTCTGCATATAAATCCTTAATCACATCAAGTGCTTTTTTATCTGCTTCAGCTTGTAGTTCTAATTCAGTTTTACCAGTTTTAGATTTAGATATCTTTGGTGTAGAAGTAGATGATTTAGGTACTGTTAATTTACCATTAAGGAATTTAGTAACAGCATCTGTATCAGATTTAGTAGAAGGTGTTGTAGATCCTGTTGGTGTAGGAACTTTAGCCCTAGCAGCGTCAGCAGCTATTGATTCTTGATAAGCATTACTTTGTAACACATTAGCTGCTCTTTGCTTACCCAGTTTTTCTAATTCATCTCGATACTTTTTTACTGTATCTAATTTCTTTCCATAGTCCATCATAAAGGCTTCATCTGTAGTAGTATCTACTGATCTACCCTCTTCAGCCTTAATAAGTCCTCTTAATTCCTTCATTCTGGCATTGATCTTTTCTCGTTCATTACCTAACTGGGTTAAGCCATATCTTTTTTGCTCTGCATTCATATTAATCAAAGAAGCTCTTGTATCATCTGTGATCTTTTTAAGTCTTGCAGTTTCTTTTGCAGCTTCTTGTAATGATGATACGTATTTTGTTATAAGTACACCAGCTACTACGGTTAATAATGCTGGTAAACCTCCTAAAGCGGTTGAAAATACTTCTAATGCTGACTTACCAGCAATTAAAGCAGCAGCCATACCTTTAAAAGCAGTCACAATAGATAATACTATACCTGTTAATCCAGATAATGCCATCTTTATAGGGCCTATAGCACTTGCGACTATACCAAACTTCACAGCAGTATCAGCAGCTTCACCACTCATACCCTTAAAACTACCAGTTAATTTATCTAACACACTACTTGCCAGATCATTTAGTGACTTTCCTATAGCTGATCCATTTACAGTAAAACTATTGGTTAATTTAGTCCATTTATCTGAAAGTGTTTCAGTATCTTTAGCAGTTTGGTTAATACTAGTAGTGTTTTGGTATAAGGATTTAGTAAGGTTATCCAGTTCAAAACTACCATTCTTAATAGCAGTTATCATTATTTCAGCATTACCACCAAACAACTTACTAGCTATATTCATTCTTTCAGTTTCACTGGTAGTGTTCTTAATAGCATCTATCAATTTAACCATTTCAGTACCAGTATTAGTAACACCATTTTTAGCTAATTTGGCTAATCCAGTCTGTAAAGCACTCATTACAGTATTAGCACTTATACCAGATTTCTCTAAATTACCTATAAATGCTGAAGCACTATTTATATCCATACCCAATTTACTTAATATGGGTGCAAATTGGCTGAAAGTAGTGGTTAATGTAGTAACTGAAACACCTGTATTCTGTGAAGTAGTGAATAATCTATCTAAAGTACTACCAAAATCTTCAGCACCAATTTTTGCTAACTGGAATGCTTTAGAAATACCACCAGTTAAAGCAGCTCCATCTTCACCTGTGATTTTAGCCAAATTGGTTATCTGTGTTGTGAGTTTTTGCAGTGGTTCACCAGCCAAACCCAATTTAGTATTCAGATCTGATAAGACTGTAGCAACCTTATCAAGTGAAGAAGTGGAATTAGAAGCAACCTTCTTAAAGTCATTCTGTAGCCCCAGAAGAGCCTTACCAGTAGCACCCGTACTGATACGGATCTTGTTTAAAGCACCTTCCACTTTTTGAAATGAAGCCACAGCAGCCACACCAAAAGCGGCTATTGGCGCTGTAAGTTTAGACCATGCTTTAGCTGAATCCTTCAGTTCCTTATTGGCCTTCTTCAGATCCTTCTCCACAGTTTTGAGTTTTCTCTGAAGATCAGTAATATCAGCACCATAAACTACTACGTTACTTACTTTCTTCTTTGCTATCCTTCATCACCTCCATGTTCTTCTTATAGTCTAACGCTTTCTTTTTATCTACATAATATTTATCTTTAGGTGTAAGTACTCTACCATCACACCATACACCAGCAATATCATCAATATTAGGTACATTTTTAACGTGTGGGCTTATAATTAATAATGCTACTTGGATCCTATCTCTTTGTTCCAAATAGGTTTTGTATCTATGCGCTATGATTAAATCAGTAATTTCACCTAAAGTATAGTGTAAATCAAAGTGAATATCTAATTGAAGTGGGCCTAATGCAGATAAATATAACTGTTTCCAGAACTCCACATTAGGCCCTTGGGTTAGTTTTTTTCTGTATCTTCTGGTTCTTTGTCTTCTGGTTTTTCAGTCACACCTAGCAACCCATTCATATCTTTACTGAAGCTGTTACTGATCCAGTACAGTATAGATAAAAGGGTTTCACCTTCAGATTGAAGTTTATCTAATAATTTAGAAGCATCTACATCATTAAAATTAGGATCAGTATGTAACATACCTACCTGAAGCAGAAGTAAAATCTTCTCTAAACTAATATCTGTACTAAAGTACTCACTCATATTAAATATACTTAAACCTGTTAATTGTTCCAACTTACGACAAGCAGAAATGGTGTATTTAAGTGTGATCTCTTTCTTACCTAATTTCATCTTTAGAACCTCCTATGATTTGTATTATTCAGTAGTATCTACGTTAATTAGGCTGAAACTGTGCTGCTGGTAACTGCACCATCAACCACATAACTGACTGCAATACTTAAAGCAGCATTAACAGCAGCAGAATGATTAAATGCAGATAAATAAGCCTTAAATGTAAGTTTTGGTTTGCCAGCAGTCTTACCCTGTGGATAGAAGGCAAAATTAAGAGAAGTACCATTCTCCATAGCGGTTTCAAGGGTTTCCAAAACTGTGTCTTCTGAATCAACTAAAACCGTAAAGGATCCTGAACCCGACTTCATGCCCACTAAATTATTAACCCATTCAGTCGATAACACACTTGCATCAATAGTTGACGCAGCTATATCAAGGCTAAAATCAGTGATAGAACCTAACTGGGTTTCAGTTGAATTATCAACAAGATATAAAGCACTATTTTTAGTCGTTAATTTTGACATTTATTTATTACCTCCATTGGATTCGTAATAGTATTCATAGGTTAATATAGCCCTACCACCTTCAGTAATAGGATCTATTAAAACCTGTTCTGAAATAAAATCATAATCAATTTCTAATACATTATATATAGCCTGACTAATTTGGTAGGCTTGTTTCTTACCTTTATATGAAGTGTATACACTAATCTGTATGTTTAATCTCTTCTCTGTATTATTAAGTAATCTACCATCATACTTACTGCTGGAACTAATCACAATATAAGGCATAACAGTATTTGAAGGAGCTTTAGAATCAAACACACCCACTATGTTAGGTATAGTGTTCAACCTAGAATACAGATCAGTCATTACATCTAATTCTGTCATTATTTAATCTCCTCCTCTAAAGCCTGAACATACAAATCTGGTAAAGTATCCTCTAATTCCCTCTTTGCTGGCTGGAGATATGGCTGCGCATACATATTGCTCGTCCCATATTCAACGGCAAACGAATATATAAACTGTTTATTAGTGATAGGTGTTTTTCGATCCTTATTTACCAGTGAGAGGTCTGGGTAATCCGTATACACGCTTATGTAAGGTGTTTCTTTATCTAAACCCTTTTCACTAATCTTAATACTGTTTAACAATGCACCAGTTCTAATAGTGTTATGTGCTGTTAGATTCTGTTTAGCCTTGTCTACAGTCTTTTCAGCAATTTGTTTAAGTGATTTGATGTTAGCAGACTTAATAGCTTTTTGAACCTCTTCTAAATTCTTATATACATCGTTCTCGTTCTTGATCTTACTGCTAAAAGTAATTCCACTCATTCATCATCACTAAAGAAGGTCTCTTTAACCCATCTGGAAAACTCTACTAACATCTGTTTTAAATGGGTATATGTGAGCTTCTTTAGATATGGTTTTACTATTTCCCAAATCTTTTTCACACTAATCACTCCCATTCTGATCAGAAGGTTCTATAGACTGCAACTTCAAATCTATATAGCCTAAATCATCTACTGGATTTATAGCTACTACCTTAAACATCTTACCAGCTAAAGTACCAGTAAGAAACTTAATTTGGGTATTAAGTGTAAAAGAATATTCGTTTATCCTGACTGAAATATTGAATAAATTAGCATCTGTATTTTGTTCTGCTAGTATTTGGTTCCTATTAGCCCTATTGTTAATGCTACAAAAAATAGCAGCTTGCAGTACTAATCTTTCTTCATATCCACCTATAGTATCAGGTACTCGTTCTACTTCAAAAATAGATATAGGGTGTTTGTAGTGTAAGTTCATTGAACTAATACTCCATCTTTTCTATTAAAGTATAATAGATTCTCCACACCTAAAGGTATCTTTACAATATTAGCTCCTACAGCAGCAGCACGGTTATCATAGTAATACCCAATTAATAAAAGCATTGCTTGTTTCTCTAATTCAGAAGGTGCTTCATATTCAGGTACTTCTTCAGTAGGATCTTCTGCAACCCTTTCAGCTATAAGCCTTCCCTGATACTGTTCGACAAAAGATCTTGATAAACTGATGAGTGAGGTTATATAGTCGTTATCAAGATCGTGGGTTACCCTTAAATGCTGTTTAGCTAGTTCTAAACTTATTGGCTCAATTATTGTAATTTATACCACCTCTTTTAACTTGCCTTATCTCTGAATAGTTGTTCTACTGACTGAAAACCTTCTTTGTGGTATCTGCCATAAATAGCACTTAAATTTACGTTAGGTTTAAGTATTCTATACCAATCAGCAATAGAATGTGTTTCATTATTAATAGTCAAGGTTACATTATTTCTCTTATTATTAGCTTGAACTGTATTATCTACCCATCTACAATTACTTGGCTCATAATCACTATTTACATCAATCCTATCTATAGTAAGTTCATCAGTATAACCATTAACCATAGACCAGTTATAGAAATTGATGAAATCATCCCATTCAGTACATACCTTAATTCCTCTACCACCATAATCACAGTATCTTTGAGCATTTTTATCATTACATCTTTGTCTCATTGCAATCCAGATTTGATGTAATCTTGTGTAATATAACCCGTGTTTAGTACTTCTTTTAATAGTTTTTTCTCTACTAACACATCCACAAGATTTGGTATGACCAAATGTTAAGCTTCCACCTCTCACACTAACCTCTCTACCACAATCACACTTACATATCCAATAAGAATAACCCATAGTTTTCGACTTTTCTTCATCTTTACCTATAACAACAAGTTTTCCATATCTGTTTCCTATTAAATTTAATATTTTAGGCATTTTACATCCTCCTATTCAGAAATAAGATTTCTTTAAACTAAAAGGGCTAACACTTTTCAGTATTAGCCCTCTTAATACTATTATTTAATTGTTAGTGGTTATTACTATTAGGAAGCACTAAATTTAAGGAACTTAATGGCGTTGCTATCAACAACCATAAATCCAGTACGAAGTCTTGTATAGATATACACCCAACCAGCAGCCATGTATGGGTTTCTTAACATCTGGATTCCAACACGATCTGCAACCGTGCAGCCACGTTTCCAATCACCAAAGGCCACAGAGAAGGAACCAGAAGATATATCAGGCATATCTTCAGCCGTAACAACAGGATATCCAAGAAGAGTACCAGGAACACCGGCAACCATCGACGGGACAAAGAGATAGTCACCATCGCTATTCTTGATCTTTCTTGTGGCGGCTAAAGTAGCTCTATTCATTACCCACTTGGCATTAGGTAAATAATCAGTACGGAATTTAGCAATAAGGTCAAAGAAAACATCAGCTGGAGCAGTTGAAGCATAAGCACCAGCACCACCAGTAATAACGTGCTGAAGTGTACCATAAGCACGGGTCTTGTCCGCAGTAGTAGCAGTACTGTAAGCTAAAAGGCCCTTCATTTCACCGGATGAAGCAGAATTATTATCTCCACTAAAGAAGAGTTCATCTTCCTTTAAAGCAATAGCTTCAGCAGCATCACGAATAACGAGTGATTCAAGATCAAAAGCCGAATCCTCTAAAGCCTGAAGCGTAATTGGTGATAAAGCGCTTAATTCATTCCAACTGGGTTTAACCTGTGCAAAGGTTGAAGTGTTAGTAGCATTTCTTGTAGCAGTTTCAGTAACAATATCAACACCAACACCCTTTAAATTAACAACTTGGGCATAATCAGGACTATCAACAGTGATGACGTTAGCAAGGTTACGCATCACAGATCTTTCCTGAATGATATCGTAAATCTGCTTGGCTAAAAGTGAAGGAACAGTGAAACCACCTGCGCTATCAGTACCAGTATTAACAGATTTGGTTTCAATCTTACCAGATTTAAGCCAAACTCTAAAATCCTTCTTTTCACTATCAACATCAACAGTAGCAGCAGTATTAGGTCTGTAGATCTTCTTCTCTAACTCGGCTTTCTTGGTTTCAAGCTCGGACATTCTCTTCTCAAGATTATCTAACTTCTCCGTAGCTTCACCGGCATCAGCACCCTTTTCAAGTTCATCGATACGGGCATCATTAGTAGCTTTATACTCTTCAAAGAGTTTAGCAAGCTCTGCAATAGCATCATTGATTTGGTTTAAAACAGTCATATCTTCATTCATTTTTACTTATACCTCCATAAGTATGTATTTTCAGAAATTCTATCAGTAACATCTTTTAAAGCACTGATAGTTGTATTGAGAGTATCAATACTCTCGGTTAAAGTATTAACAGCATCCGCAAGTTCTTCTAAAGTAGGTGTAGTTTCTTCAGTAGGATTATCTACAACTTCATCCGACATCTATATATACCTCCATTTATACAAATTTAAAGGATTCTATCCAACTCTCTTTAACATCACGTTAAATTGAAAGTAGGTGTTTAACATCACATTAAGCACCACTATAATTATCTAGAACTCCTTCAATATTTGTTAAGATTATTTTTGGTAATTCTACTACATTATTTGTTAAGGATTTTTTTAAGGTTTTTCTGTATATTTTCCAGTAGTATCTTCTTCTGAACACCTAATTCAATCTCGGGTGTGACTATCTTCTTAATACTGGAAATAAAGTGTTTGGATTCACTATTAGACAAACCTTTTGATTTAAGATACTTCTCACAATCTTTTAAAGTACTAATCTCATCAAGAGATTTAACACTAATTACTCTGGCTTCATCATTGCATGGAATTGAAACAAGGGATATCTCGTGAAGGGTAAGATCCTTTAATTGTCTTATACCCTTTTCATCATAAGCATAATCATTAACACTGTAGCCTATTGATAAACCTGATACAGCACCAGATTTAAGTAAACTATAAACCTCTTTTGCTCTAGCTACTTCATTAATCAGTAATTTACCTTCTACAAATAAACCTTTATCATCTTCTTTAAGGTTAGTCCAGATCCCTATAGGTTCTGCTGTGTCATGATTCCATAACATTACTGGTGTTTTTTCAGCAATAGATTTAGTAAAAGCTCCTGACACAACAGTATCATTTTCATAATCGACATTATTAAAGACTGACGCATAAGCACTAAATACCCCTTCATCAGTAAGTTCTTTTACTTCAAGGTTTAAACTCTTTTCTTCATTCATCTAAACTATGCTCACCTCCTTCTGGGAAGGTCTCACCTGTTGGTGTTACGTTGGCTGCTGGTTCAGGGTTAGCCAGATCAGTATAATTAAGCGGCTGAAGGTGACGATCTCCACCTTCTACTGGATTCATCCGCTCTAAAGCTCTAACCTCATTTACACTCAACCAGCCCCATGATAAAGCAGTTTTATATGATTCGTATCTGGTTTTAGTGTCTCCACGAAGGAATCCTTCCGTATTAAATCTTATGCTTTCAGCATCATCTGTAATCAATGCATCATTTAAAGCAGTTTCCAGTCTACGGATCCACGGTAATAAGCTCATCTGTAAGAAGGCCCTATTAAGCTCGTATAAACCAGAACCCCAAGATGAAACTGTTTCAGTGGAATTAATTAAATGTGCTGGAACCCTAAATATTCTACTGATCTCCGTAACCCCAAATTTTCTACTTGCCATAAATTCAGCATCTGCATTGGTGATACTGATTTGCTGATAATCTAATCCTTCTTCTAACACCATAGTTTTAAATGAATTTGAACCAGTCAACCCTGAATCAAAACTCTCTCTTAATTTCTGCTTGGCTTCTTTACTTAAGGCATTAGGGTGTTTAAGTACTCCTTTTGGAGCTGCACCATTTAAGAAGAAGTTTAAACCATACTCTTGGGCTTTCAGATTTAATTGTATTGCACATCTGGAACAAGCTATTGGTGATAAACCTCTATAGCCATCTAAAGACTTACCCTTTATATGTATTATATTGTTATTAGGCACTACTTCATTAATATCATTAAAATTTACTTGGTACTTTAAGCTCCAATCAGGATTTTGGGTAACACTCACACTAAATGGTGGTAGTGGTAATAATTCAAGTACTTCTCCACCAGATCCTATTACTTTATAAATATAGGCATTACCAGTAAGTAATAAACTGTTTAAACACCAGTCGATAAAATCAAATCCATTCTGAAAATCATTTGGATGATTTAATAGTTTCTTGATTGGATGATTATGTATAGTAGTATACCTATCATTATTATGTGATATTATATCTATTGGTAAACCGGCTATCGATTCAGATATAAGTGAAACACAAGCCCATACTGCTGAACATTGAAGTGCTTTTAAGGCATTCAAATCAGCATCTAAAATATCATCAATACTTAAAGACTGAACCACATTACTTGTAGCATTGGGTGTGAATTCAGTGATATTATCGTTCTTCTTAAATATACTAAAAATATCTTTAAACTGTATTTTGTCTCACCTCTCTATAGCATAAAGATTCCATCATCTTCATAAATAGATTCAGTGGTTTCTTCATTATAACCACTTAATTGGTAACCAGCCATAGCAATTACAGTAGCCACTACTGGGTCTATCCTCTTATTAGGTTTATCTTTGATAGGTCTTATATTCTGGTTTGTATCTCTCATAATAGACACATTATTAAATGCCCATTTAAGTACAGGGTTATTACCACACTTTAAAGTGTGACTTACTATTAATCTCTCCAACTCCTTTGAAGCTGGTGAAAGACTGTAAAATCCTTGTCTAACAGCCATTGTGTCAAAACCATCAACAGATTCCAGATCAGACATTATCTTTGTGCTGTTCCATGGGTCAAAGGAAATCAACCTGATATTGTAGGTTTGGGACTGCTCATTAATATAGGTTCTAATGTAATCATAATCTACTACATTTCCTTCTGTGGCTATTATGTAACCTTCTCTGATCCAAGTTGAGTAATTGGCTTTATCCTCTTTCTCTTTAATCTTAATCCTATCCTTTGGAATAAATGAAACAGTTTTAACATACTTCAATTTAGGCCAATACATAGACAATGATGTTAAATCTGTAGTATTACTTAAATCTAATCCAATATAACAGTTATTACTCTTTAGGTCTTCTTCAGTAGGTAGTTCATTCTTAACACACTCATCTAAATCTAATAGATTTATCCATCTTTGGCTCTGGTTCATCCATTGGTTGAGATACAACTGTCTGAAGCTATTTTGGTAGGTAACAATCTCTTTAGCCTTCTTACATTCACTTCTTAAGAAATCTCTACTTACACTTATATCAAGATTTGGTATTGCTTTTTCCCAAGTAGTTTCTGCTGTCCAGTCGTCTTCAGGATCTGCTTCATAGATCAGTGGTAAAACTGAATCATCTACTACTACTCCATCCTTAATAGCTTTGGCATATTCGTACATTTCATATGCAAAGGATGAAGTATCATTCCCTACTGTGGATATAATTAACATCAACGGTTGTTCTCTTGCACCCATAGAAGTAGCCATAGTATCAAAAAGCTCCCGATCCTTTTGTACATGTATTTCGTCAAAGATACAGCAGCTACAGGAAAGCCCGTGTTTAGTACCCGCTTCTGAAGATAGAACTTTGTAGATTGAATTGGTATTTTTAACTGTCATGTTTTTTGTGCTGGCATTCAGTCTGATCAGTTTTGTTAAGGCTACATTGGTTCTTACCATCTGTGCAGCCGCATTAAACACTAAACTGGCTTGTTGGAAGTCGCCTGCAACTGAATAAACCTCTGCCCCTTTTTCCCCGTCTGCTAATAACATATAAAGTGCTATAGCAGCTCCTAATTCGGTCTTACCACACTTTCTTGGTATAAACACTATTGATTGTCTGTATTGTCTGGTTCCATCTTCTTTAACTGTACCAAATAATTTGGATATATAATCCTTTTGCCACTGTTGTAACATGAAGTACTTCCCTGACCATTTACCTTTACTGAATTTTAAATGCTCAATAAAAGCTATAGCTCTATCTGCTTTACTTTGATCAAACATTAGGCTTTTACTCTCCTTGTATCTTTCATTTTAACTGGTTCAGGGTATTCTCCTATTATTTCTAACATTTCTGATTCTTCATCATCACTAGCAGCAGTATTAAGATTTGCATATTTAGCCCTACTTGCTGGGTTAATACACAATGTTGATTGAAGTTTAAGTAGTAACAAAGATAACTGTTGTCTTAATTGAGCTTCAGGTCTTAATTTGGTTAAAATCTGTTTCTTATCACCAATCTGTTCAATTACATAACCATTTTTGTTTAAGAACTCTGTAAGTCTTTGATATTCGGCTAATGTTTCACAGTATAAACAAATTGCATCAATATCTAATGTAGTAGCAATATTTGCTCTTGTTAGATCATCATATAACCTTATAAATTGCTTTTTTGCTTCAGGACTCAAATTAGAAGGTGCTGTAATTTTTGATATAGCTTTTTTTGTAATTGTTATTACCTCCTATATGTAGTGTATAGGGGGGAGGTAGGTACACTAGAACAGGGGAATACTCCTAAATCATTAAAGAAGATTTGCCGCCCCGTTCAGTTTCCATCAGCTTTTGTAAGTTTTAACCCACCTCTCCCCGATTCAGTAATTTCAAGGGTTTGTAAATATTAGTAATATGATTGAACTACTATTAATCATCTTCCACATCTAATTAATATTAAGCATTACTTTTAATAGCAGTTCAATCTCAACTGTTATAATTTGTACTATTAATTATCTAACAATATTGCTACATATAGTACCATTGTTAATACTACTGCTCAACACATTTTCCTTTATACAAATAGAATTGGATGAATGTTTTTTTGGGTTACGGTAAAGCTGTCAGATATGTTCTATAATCCAGTCACCAAGTGAGCTGGTTCTATGCTGCATAGCAGCGCTATAAGATGTATAAAGCTCCTAGTGTTGTTTAGTAGCCCACATAAACATTAAGTACTGTTAATAACAATATCGTTATACTATTACTACTTCTGACTATACCAGTATTACAACTCGACATACTACTAACAAGGGTTTATTATTTGTCTCTAAATATATTTTAATATTTGGCATACTCATCTGTAGCAATAGGTATATATTAAACTATTGTGCAGTTGCTATCTTACTCCACAATAGCTAATACCATAATCTTTAAATCTCTGTTTCATCTTTTCATAATACTCTGCTGAAATCTCACAACCTATAAAATTTCTATTAACCAAATAGGAAGCAATAGCAGTAGTACCTGAACCTAAAAAACAATCTAATACAGTATCATTCTCATTAGAGTGTTTTACTATTAAATCCTTTATAAGTGCTAAAGGTTTTTGAGTGGGATGAAATCTACCTTTATCTCTACATATTGGATATTGATATATACCATTATCATATGAAGAATTAAATGTAGGGTTACTTCCTTTAACACCTGATAAAGCTATTTCTCTACTATTTGTTAAATAATTTGTACTACTGTTAATTGGTACAGGATTTGTTTTGATCCACTCCAAAAATCTTATCTGCTTAAATTTAGCTTCTTCAAGATATCCTTTAAGTGTAGAAATCTTCCAAAGATCATAGAAGCATATTATTGTTCCACCTTTTCTTAATACCCTGTAGGATTCACTAACAACTACATCTAATCCAGTAAATTCTCCATTATCCCAAGAACCAAAGTTCATAGATATTCTAAACCTATCAGTATCATTACCTGTGGGTTTACCTGAACTAAAATTAGTATCTCTTGAAACTTCATATGGTGGATCAATTAAAACTAAATCTAAACTACAGGATTTAATCCTTTTAAGTAGATCAAAACAACTTTCATTAGTCGCTGTAATAGCCGACAATTATACCTCTAATCATCAATAGCGTTATAAAACTCTACAACTATATCTGCGTCTGGATCCTCTTCCTCTTCTTCATCACACTCAATAAAGTGTTCTTCAAGGTACTCTATCATCTGTTTTAAAGTTGTCCTTGTAACACTAATTGAAGTAGCAATCTCATCTACTTTATCTTCCAACTCATCAAGATTGTTCAACATTGCATATAAGAATTCAATATCCATTGGTATCTACCTCCCTAAATTTGTTATAAATAAAATGGTTAAACTTGGGTATAAGATAAGCGGTTATTTCTCATACCCATCATCCCCTTTTTGAATTGACACATCTGCATCAACTCCAATAAAGATTTAGGTTATACTACAATAGGTAAATTCTTCCAGCTATCAATAGCTACTACTAAAATATTTGTAAGCTCGTTGGTTAATATAGCAGTGTGCATAATTAGCTGGTTAATTTTTTCATTGTGGTGTAGATCCTGTAGCAGATCATTTAATATCTTGTAGGTCTTGTGAACCTCTTCAATTATGTGTTGTTTAGTGTCTTCATCTAAAGCCCTGTCTGAACTAACAAAATTATTAAGATCTAATAGGTAATAATCTAATTCTAATTTAATCTTTGCATTGAACTTATTCACTACTGAAGTATGAACTTCAGCCTTAATATTGTTGCTCTCATCAAAAGGGCCTAATTGCATATAGGCTTCAAGAAAAGCCCTTTCAATTTTGAACATCAGCATATGTGTTCTGTATTCAAACAAGGTACGTAGGTTTTTATAACTGTTGCTGATCTTAAAAATCCCTGACTGTTCTATTGTTCTGATATTGGATTCCACCAACCTCAACACAGATAAAATGTCATCTAGTTTGGTATTATTCAGATTATCATCACCCTCTTTTTCGTTTGGTCTAATCAGGTAGGAGAATAGACTTACACCAACTAAACTAAAACTTAATGTTATTAGTAGTGTAGGTATGCTATCAACCCTGAAGCCAAGGTAATATAAAGCAGCAAAGATAATTGATAAGGGTATTATAAAGAGTATTTCAGTTCTACTTAACAGACCTTTCAGTATCTCTATAATACCCTGTTTATTTTCATCATTTAGTTCCAGAGGTTCGCACCTCCTTTATATTTAGGCTAATGACTGTTCAATAAGGTATAATCCACAGTAGACTAATCCAGCAACCAAGAACACACCTATTGAAAAGAATTCCTTCATTCTTGTGTATAAATGTTTTAACATTTCTATACACCTCCTATAAGTTTAAATTTATTGTAAGATCAAAGCCAAACTATAAAAGAAAAGAACCATCACTCCAAATGTAATAAGTGATTTTACAAATCTATACATATAATAACCTCCTAATCTACTAAATCTGCAAAAGATAAAACCAGTAGTGAGACTAATCCAGTTACTATTAAACTCTTAATGATGATCATTTTTATTGTCCTTCTCACACTCAATAATCACACCTATGAACATATGAAGGGTGTATAAACCAGCAATTAAGATAAGGGCTTTAATGCAGAATAATGGAAAATCCATGTTATCTACCTCCTATTCATTTATTTGTTCAAATTTCTTTTTAAAACTCTGGTGGATCTTGTTATGGCATTCTGTACAGAGTGACATTAGATTTGAGTAATCATACATATCTCCACCATCTTCTATTGGCTTAATATGATGTACTAAAGTAGCCG